CCGCCAGTGAGGACGCCGTTCACGATAGTCGGTGTGAAGAACGTCCCGGTGCCAGTGATGGTCACACCGCTGAACTTGGTAGCGTTCGTCAGGATGGTTTTAGTTGCAGCGAGGTTCACACCAGTGAGCACACCGCCAGCCACGACAGCCGTAGCAGGAGAGTCGAGTGCACCAGCAGAGTTCTCTACGTTCACGGTGGCACCGTTCGCCACAACCACTTGGGTTGGCAACAGGCCAGTGGCACCTACATCCGACAGGGCAGTAGCCAAGCCGGACAGGATGGTGTCGATAGCTGTGCCTTCTGCGGCAGTCGGCGTTACCGCGTTCTGGGCAAAGGGTTGGGCAGCGAAGTTCACCTTGACGGCCTCGTCGCGCACCTTGCGCCGTTGTGCTGGTGTTGCAGATGCAAAGGTCATTAGTTACGCCTCGGGTCGTTGCGGTCATTGGTACTGCACGCAATGCACAGGACCATGAATGGGTACAGCAGGAAACACGCCAGGATAAACATTAGCGATCCAACCATATGATTAGGGCGGCGCCCAGGATAGGCCCCAGCCCTAACCAAGCAAACGCAAGGTTAGGGCACTCCATGCTTAGGTGTTCACTGGTGCGATAGCTGCTACAGCAGCGTCTACCAGTGCGTCGATTGCAGCGGCACGGGTAGCGGGCGTGGTGCCCGGCTGCTCCGAGCCTTGGTTGTAGAACCGCAGCTCCATTTCCAGCTTGTGTAGTGCGCGGTAGCACGTTTCAATTTGAGCCTTGGTTGCGGATACGATACCGGCCATGGGTGTTACTCCTTGCTTTGGGTGGTGGGTGTTAACCCGTTAATTGCATTGCATGTGTCCAGGGCTGTGCTGTAGTCCAGCAGCCCTTGTGCATACCCGCCGTTGGTCGATAGATCAACCTGCGGGTGTTGGCACGGGATGAACTCCGGTACATCTGAGACGCTTGCACAGCTCGTCAGAGACGCCAGCAGGGGCAGGGCTATCAGCCCAATCCCGATGGTTCTCCAGCGCCTTGCGGAGCTTCTGTTGTGCGTCATTTCTTTGTGCCTCCACAGTGAGCACAGCCCGCTGGATACGGCCTGTGCGGGCCCTGGCGTCGTCGAGCTTAGCTGTCAGGTCCGACACTGCGGCCTCAGCTACTACGGCCCGTGTGTGCTGCCCCAGGGCGTACCATGAGGCCCCGCCAAGGAGGCCCAGCAGCGCCAGGAACACGCCGACTACAATCCCGATACGCATAGCTTGAACTCCTTGGCTCGGCGGTTCTCCAGCCCCTTGGAGGGCTTACCCTTGACCGTAGCCTTGAACCCTTGGGCAATGCCGTACTTACCCTTCCAAGGGGCTGTAATCGCAGCACACGCAGCCTGCCAGTCCCTACGCGCCAGGGGCTCTAGGAAGCGAGCATGGGGTGCGCCAGGACCTTGGGTGTTGTACTGCACGGACACCATAGCCGCCACCACCGGAGCAGGTGCCCCAGCGGTGTACGGCTTGATGGCCTCGGTGTATCGGCTAACTGAACGCAGTAGGTCTGCATCACACTCGGCGACAGTGAACTGTGCCTTGGGGATGCCTACCGTTTGGCCGTAGCACCACGTATTAACGCCCCCGATGTCTGTATAGGGGACTGTGCGTAGCTCTTCGATTGGACCGAGGAAGGTAGCGGCCAGCAGTACAGCGCCGGTCGCCCCTAGATTAGCTAGCCTGCTTTTCAATGACATGTTCGGCCTCTTTGCGCGCATTCCGCAGGTTCCGCAGCTCCACCACCGTCTTCACGATTTGGCAGACCACGAGAACACCCGTCAGCACCGCAACCCAGTTGCTGATGGTCATACCCGAGAGCCAGATGCCCAGGTACCCAAGCGAGGGGCTAGCGGTCGCTGCTCTGTCAATAACAACGTCTTTAATCATTACATGCCCCTGCGCTTGATGGCGCGGTGTGAACGTTTTGTGCCTTGCGGCTTAGGCTTGCGGGATGCAGAGCCGAGTGGGTCATTCAAGAAGTCTTTGAACTCCTTGGCTTCGCGCTTGCGCTGTTCCAGCTCCTCGTCAACAACAAGGAAGCCGACAAGCTCACGCGCTAGCGCCTCTACAGCGTCCAGGCGGTCGTCTTTCTCAAGAGAGCCTTTATCTGTGGTGATGCTATGCAACTGGTGGAAGAACGAACGCGTGGCGCGCTTGTCCATCGGGTACTGCTTCAACAGCTCCAAGTCCATGTCCATGGCTGCCTTGTGAACCACGAGGCGGTGCCGCTGGATGATCGGACGCAGGGTGTCGATGATGCGCTTCTCTTTCTGCCCGCTTGCCCAGCGCTCATCGACACCACAGCCCTGTACGCGGCGCTTGCCGGTCACGGGGTCAATGCTGTTGAAATAGTTCTGGATGAGCTGGGTAACAGCACCGGCACCCATGTTGCGCTCGACGAGCACACCACGCACACCGAACTGTTGCACGAGCTGCACGAGGCGTTCTAGGTTGTCCTCAGCGAAGCCACCCTTGAAGCCGCCCACCGCCAAAAGGTGCATGTACGGGCCGACCACACCGCCAATCGCGAAGGCAAGCTCATCACCGCCGTCAGACGCGGGGTCAACGGTCATAGTGATGGATTGGATCGGGGCGAAGTGCTCGGAGATAAATGCAGGCAGGTACATCTCTGCCTTAGCGAGTGGGAAGTCCTGGGGAATCTCTAGACGCAGCTTCTTGTCAGCCGCCCATGACAGCCGCTCAGGTACGTTGTCGATGCTGAATTCCCCAATAATGAGGTCGCGCAGCTTGAGTTGCTGACGCATAGCATCGGACAGGGTGGTGTCCAGCATGAATTGGAGTTGGAAGCCCTCGGGGCCTTGGTCCAATTCCTTCTTGCACAGGTCTTGCTCTGTGTACCGCTCAGGGTCCGTAGACCAACCACGGGAGCCGTCTAAGCCCTTACCGCTGCGGCACTTGTCACCCAGGAGGGCCATGCGCTCAGCAATGCTAGGGGCAAGGTACTCGCCATAGCGCTCCTCTTCCTCAGCGGAAGGGAACCGGCCCGGCCAGATACGCACAGTGTAGCCCCGACGTGGTAGGCCGTTGTAGATCGACTCCCGCGTCTGCGGGGTGCCTAAGTACATGATGCGACCGTGCGTCACAATCGAGCTGAATTCGCGGGACAGGAGCGCAATGTGCTCGCGCCCTGTAGCCGTTAGACCATTCTTGGTGGTCTCGATATCGTCCGGGATAAGTACGTCAGCGCGGTAGCCCTGCAAGGAGCCGGTAAGGCCCAGGCAGTTCACCGACGCGGACTTCTCCACACCCCGGAGGGACCAGTGCACGTCGAACTCAAGGTCGGATGTACGGTCCCCCGCACCCTTATCTGGGCGCATGTAGTCGAGCACATCCCATTGCATGATCAGGCGCTTCATGAGAATTCCGTTCTCTTTCGCCTTGTCTTCCGCACCCGACACAAGCATAATGCGCTTGGACGGGTCTTGAATCAGTTCCCATACACCATAGAAGCAGGCGACGGTACTTTTGGCCTCGCCTCGTTGGGCTTGAACCATTTGCTCGGCGGGTCCGTGTTGCATGAACATTGCCATGTCCGCCTGCATCCACGTCAGGGAGAACCCAATGTAGTTGAAGGCGTCACGGCAGAAGTCCACGAACTCCGGGTACATCTCCCGCACAAGCTGGGCCTTTGCCCAACGTGCGCGTGTGTCCATTAGTTAGCCCCGTACAATCCAATGATGTCGTCCGTACTAAGTTCCAAGGCTTGCTTGGCTTTATCTCGGCGGGCTTGGGAACTTGCTTTGAACTCGTCGCGCAGGCGCTCCAAGTCCCCGGCGTCTGCCGGATCGCAAGTAATGCTGTTGTCTTTGAGGAACTTTGCAATCGCTGCTTTGTCGGCTGCTGGTACTGGGATATCGTTCTCCCGGTACCAGTTAATCTCATCGATCATTTGCTCAGCCAGCAGCTCATGCAGTTTTGCAAGCATACTCTGCTTGGCTGCCATGTTAATCTACTCCTACGGCGATCCAGAAAACAGTGCGCCCTGCACCACTCGCACCAACAAATGTATTTACAACAAAACCCGTGTTTGTGGGTGGCGCATTTAATGTAGCGTCACTGCCCGACGCTGCGGTAACAACTGCGAATGTCACGATAGGTACTGTGCCCGCCTTAAATGGTTTAGTGAAGCTGACACTAGTGGAAGCGGCTACCGTAGCAAGCGTCCCTGCCTCTACCCTCTGCACAGTTCCGTAATCGTTCACACCTTGCCGGTTGGCCGAGCCCAAGTCGCTAAAACTCGATGCGCGGTTGCCTTGGTGGTACGTCTGGGTAGCGCTTGCGCTGAGCGTGAAGACGCCCTTGAAAGTGTTGCTCGTAAATGTCCAAGTGTTAGCATGGTGCGTGTACGCTACAACAATACTGTTAGCAACCATATTAATCTGGGTCACGTTGTCAGTGCTGTTAGGGACACTAATCAAGGTAGCGATACGGTTGCCTACAACCTCCCAGTCGCGGGCCTCCATCTTGGCAACACCGCCGATATCATATAAGCGGACAATGCCCGCGAATGCATTATTAGCCAACACCAGCCCAAGGACTTGCACGCTTACGTTCTGTGTC